CCCATGCAGCGGTTTTTCTCTTGGAGTCCCTGGGGTGATAACTCATACCCCCTTCAACCCGTATATATTCCCTATATCCATTAACGGAGTCTGATATGTATGATCGATACCTTGGTGATGACGAGCGGGAGTTGCGTCGTATCGAGAAGTATTTTGATGCTTACGGTTGGATAAACGACGGGTGTTCATATGAGGCACGTCGTTGGTCGGCGAAGAGTCCTTGGATGTGGCGGATACCGGGTGACACTGGTGAGGGGTTGGAGGCGATTGAGGAGCGTGCTCGGTATCATGGTGGCGACTTGTATGGTACGAAGTTGTTTGTTTTCTGATTCATGGAGATTCCCTGATATGACCCCCTCGAAAGGCGTCTGGTCTTTGATCAAGCGGGACATCCATGACATTTGGCATGAGGCGGTTCCTGTGGGCTTGTGGGTGTGTTTTTTGTGTTTCCTGATTTTGTTGGGTATTTTTGGTCCGTGTGCATTTATGGGGGGTGGTTGATATGTCTATTCAGGCGGAGGCGACTCGCGAGATGGGGGGTTACTGGGATGATTTCGTTTTTGCTTACGCGAGCGTGGATCGGCTGATTGGCGCGTTATTTGATCCTGACAACTGGGAGCACAAGCACAGTGAGGCTCGTGTTTTGTTGTGGGTTTACCGTCGTGATGTGACCCCTTGTCCCGCGTCTCCTACGGCGACTGAGCTGGTGGAAGATGTCGAGGGATGCGAGAGGCAGCATTTTCAGTCGGTTCGGCTTCCTGACGGTCGGGTGTGGGATTCGGCTTTTCACAACTGGCGCCATGGTGTTTTGTCGGTTACGGACGTTTTGGAGAACATGGCGCGTCGGTACGGGAGTATTCGGCTTGTGTTGAGTTCAAAGGGTGATTTGCGTCTTGACGTGGTTGACGACGAGGTGTTTTATTATCAAGCCGAGGACGTGTTGCGCGGTGTTGGGGGTTTGGAGTCTCACATTCGCAAGGTGAACAGGTTTTGGGCATCAGGGCCGAAGAAGCCCTGGCCATCGAAAAAGGAGGAGTCATGAGTTACGAGGAGGGGTTGAAAAGGCTCAATCGTAAATCGGAGGTGAAAGAGGCTATTGCGCGTCGGCTTCACGAGGAGCAGAGTTGGCGCATGAGGCGTTTTTTGGAGCGGATTACTATTTCTGGCCGGGGTCGCGGGCCTAACGCCGATTGGTGTTTTTCGGTTCGGGCCGATGATATTGTGCCTGACATGCACAATGTTCATCAGGCGTATGACGACCTTAGCCACTCGGACAAGTGCATGCTCCAAGACGCCGCAGTTTGGTTTTACAACGTGGTGAGCAGACGAAGGGATGAGTTACCATGAACCGCCGCAGTTTTTTCGGTGCGCTTTTAGCGGGTTTAGCGGCTCCGTTTGTGAAGATGCCGGGGTCTGAGCCGGAGGCGCGGCTGGATTCGGGTGTTCTCACAGAGGCCGAGTTTGACGAGGGCAAACCAAAGGTGATTTATTTCAACCCTGACAACATCCCCTTGCTTGACCCCGATGCCCACAAGTCCATTGACCGGCTTCTTGAAATGTTGGAGTCCAAAGATGCCTAAAGACCCGCTGACAAAGGTGTTATCGACTCCTGACCGCAAGATGTTCGACGAGTGGGCGGGTACGGAGGCGTTAGTCAACAAGAGTCTGCCGTCGAAGAAGCGTGATGGCGAGGTTGTGGACGAGGTGTTGTATAGCGAGAGCGAGGAGTTGTACAGGCTGCTTCTCGCTGGCCTCGTTGATGATTGGGGCAGCAGCGGTGCGGTTGAACTGATGCTGCTGCGTCAGGTGGCCCAGGGGTATCTGAAATTGCGAAGAGCCGAGGATGTCGAGCGGGGGATGCTTGAGGAGAATTTCAGGGACGAGTGCGAGAAGTTCCGCGACAACGGGAAATCGGCGAAACTCAGCGATTCCGAGAAGTGGCGAAAATACAAGCAGCTTGCCAGGACGAGTTTTTTGAAAACGGGGGATATGAACAATTTGCTGAAATACCGCGAAAAGGTCGAGGCCGGGATTTTTCGGGCGATTGACAAGCTCAGGGAGCTTAGGCGTCACAGGGCGATGTACGAGGAGGTGGTGGATGGAAAACGAAGTGCTAAACGGTTACGAGACGTTGGCAAGGGAACGGGCAGGGGCAGAAAAACCAGAGACGTCGAAGAGTTTGAAGAGTACATCGACGTTGCTGGCGGAGGTGACGAGGAACCTGTTGACGATGTTGGGGGCGCAGGTGGACGTGGAGATGAAGAAGCAGGCGACGGATCGCGACCCGGACCTGATACGGATTCTGATAACGAACGCGGTGAAACTGGCGTCAATCGACCCTGAGACGAAACACCGCATCAAAAAGGGCAAGGAACTGGCCGACGAGGAGGAGGAGCCGGAGGCCGATGTTGATTATGCAAAACTGGTCGAGTCGGTGGTGACGAAGATGACGGAGCAGAAGTCATGAGTTTCCCGAAACCGCACATCAGCATGATCCGCTTGCCGACGCGAGGGGATGCACGGTTCCGCGTTGGGATGCGGACTAGACTCGCCTGGATAAAACATCCCCTTCGTGACATTGCAGTTGAAAGAAACGTCTTAATCGGCTACACAACGACGTGGCTTGACGCGCTTCGCATGGGCCGCGAGGCGAAAATCGATTGGCTTGTCGGCGGGTCAGACGCTCGCCGGGAATATCACAAGGTGGTGAAATGAGAACCGAATTAGACGAGTGTCAGTGTTGCGTCTTTTGGACACGGAGTTCCGCTGCTATTCGGGAAGATGGGGATGCCGTGGGGCTTAGGGGTCTTTGTCGCGCACATCCGACCCATGTTGTGACTGATGAATACCACTGGTGTGGGGAGTTCAAGGAGTCCGAGAAAAATGACCATTAAAAATAAACTCGCGCAAACGGGCATGGGCGAGAACAAAATCAAACAGGTCGCAAAGAACATCGATGAGATCACAGCAAAAGCCCCGCACGTCGGCGTGGACGAAAACGAGGGGTGGCAGGATAATCTGCTTATGCAACCAACCGAGGAGTGGGATAAAACGGATCTCAAAGGTCATTGGGGCGACTCGGTGTTATCGATGCCCTCGAAGAAATTCAAGGCGAGGTACGATTTAATCGATTGGAGCAAGTGATGTGTGATTATGGAATCAAGGTTAGGCTCACGGTTGGGCCATATAAATACAATGACGATGACGATGAGGCTCCAGCGTATATTAAACCCGAATACATGTATGGCGTCGAAATAACAATAAACCATGACCCCAAAGCAAGATTTCCCCGCGATGAATACATGCGGGCTTGTCGGTCATTGGCAAACCACTTTGGGCAATATGCAACATGGCATACTCAAAAGAATACGTTGAATGGGTGAACTCAAACGACTACTGGCTGTTCAAGCAGCGTATCATCGAGGAGCGCGGTGATGCGTGTGAGCGATGTCACGACGAACAGGTGCGGCTTGAGTTGCACCATTTAAATTACGACAACCTCGGTCACGAAAAAGACGAGGATGTGATTCTTTTGTGTATCCCGTGCCACGAGGCTGAACACGACGACGAGGACGGGGGGCACACAAAGGGCGTCAACACGTATATGTCCAAAGTACACGGCGAGGGGTGGGAGACGATGTTCACATGGAACGAGGCGGTTAAAGAGTTCGACGAGTGGTTGGAGAATAAGTCGTGAGCAAGCACGCAGTACACCTTAACCGCATTGAGTTCAAAAGGGTTCCTGGGAATCTCGACAAACTCCCAAACCCAAAGAATCGACCAGCAAAGGAAATTGATTTTTCTGAGGTTCCGTCGCCGCGAGAAGATGGGAGGTGCGCTGATTGCCGCAATAACGAGGCTGTTTCACGGGGCGGCTTGTTTTGCAGGGGGTGTTTGGGGAGGCGGGTTTTAAAGGACAACCCCGATATCAAGTTCATGGTAAAAGACAAGTGGGCCACAGGCGGAGATAATTGGTATTATATTTACGGCGTAAACAACGACATCGAAAACATGTGGCGCGATTATGGTATGAACGAGGATGACGAGTGGAGGAGATCATACATGCGCGGTTTCATAAAAGCCATTGAGGAAATCATCGAGCTTTAGGATTAATTAAATGTACGTCTCCGTATCCGATGTTATCAAGGCAACGCCCGAAATCGTCAGCGCGTTGTCGAAGAAGCAGACGATTCGGCTCACGAAACAGTGTGAGCGTATGCTTGGGATGCGGAGCACTTATTATCTCGCAAAACATATTCTCGGCTACGACAAGTTGTCGCCCGGTGTTCATATGGAGTTGTGCGACCACTACGATAAATACTTCTTTGTATCACAATTTATTCAAATACCCCGTAAGCACTATAAAACCACGCTCACAACGATCACAGGCAACGCCCGTCATGTTCTTGTCAACCCTGATATTTCCATCGCGATCATGTTTGATTCGATGGATCACTTAAAAGATGTGATGCGGGAAATAAAAGATCACTTCATCAAAAACGACAAGTTCCGTGATTTATATCCCGAACACGCTGTGAAACAAATATCACAGGAGGGGCCGTTCGACCGATTCATCACACCCGCAAGAAAAGGCGTGGTTCGGATGCCCACGCTCACGGGATACTCGGTCGATAAATCCGTGGTGTCGGCGCATTTTGACCTGATGCACTTTGACGACATCGTGAACGAGAAGAACTCGAAATCACGCGAACTGCTCGACAAGGTGTGGGATGTGTACTCGCAATCGCTCATCACGGCATCAACAAATCACGAGGGGTTCAAGTGGAACAACGTGGTCGGCACCCCGTGGGATTTCTTTGACACATACGCCCGCATCCTTGAGTCAAACACGATAACAGGAGAATACCATGTGTTTCACCGATCTGCCGAGTGGAACACAACTGATGAAGAGGAAAATAAAACACATCATGTTCTCTTCCCCGAACAGTGGAACATGGATCAGCTCGACGCGGAACGCAGGCGGTTGGGTGACTACGCATATTCGTGCCAGTACCTCTGCACCCCTGTCGCCGAGGGACAAGCGGCAATGGACCCTGACAAGTTATGTTTCTACGACGAGAACATAAAAATCGCAACGCCGCTGAACAAGTGCATCACCGTTGACCCCGCCGCATCCATCGAGCGCAAAAAGGGCGACCCCACGGTTATCGCGGCATGGTCGATTGACCCTGAATCGAACATCCGCCTCATCGAGATGCGCCGTGATTGGTGGGACGTTGACGACCTCATCGACGAAATCCTCGCGGTGCACAAGCTCCACGCGATTCGCGAAATCGGTATCGAGGCGGTGTCGTTTCAGTCGTGGTTGTGCCACATCCTTGAGCGGAAGAAAAAAGAAACCGGGTTCAACTTCAAGGTCATCCCGATAAAACGCTCGCGCCACATCAAGAAAAAAGACCAGGGCGGGCGGCAGGAGCGAATCATCGGGTATCTCAACGAGGGAAAAATTCATATCCGAAAAACCGAACCCGAAATAGATATCATCAAACGGGAACTAAGAGAATACCCGCACGGGCGATACGACGATTTTATGGATACCTTGACCGATGCCATCGAACTCCTCCGGCCTCCCGGTGTTGCCAAGAAATCAAAATACCCCTACCGGATGCCCCCTTACCAACAAGACGGAAGACGCGGATTCCAAACAGGTTACGGCTCCTACTCAAATAATTCTTAAATAAATCTCAAATATTTCCCTTGAATTGTACCGTATTTACCCCTTATAAGATTCCCCACTGATACGGTATGCATTGCCCACCGAAGCGGAGGCGGTGGGTTGCCAAAGCAAAAACATAAATATCTCGATTACAAACTTGTCGCGGATATCGTCGGCCAGGACATCCAATGGTCACGAAATACCCGAATCGAGTACTCGGAAGACTGGAAGCGGTATTACAAGATATACAAGAACTTCATCGACAAAGCCCTTTACCCCTTCGAAGCAAATCTCGCCATCCCAACAGCCTATTCAAATATCGAGGTCCAGACCTCATTTCTCGTTGACATGATCTTCGAGGCCGGGGATTTCGTCGAAGTCCTCGGCAAGACGCAGGCAGGGCAGCTCAACGCCCACGCCGTCAAGGAGATGCTCAACTACCATTTTCGCCACTCACTCAACACCTACGAGGACATGGAATCGTTTATCAGGCAACTCCTGATGTACGGGACATCCATTTACAAGGTGTTCTACGACGTGAAGCCCCAATGGCGAACACGGGAGTTTCCTGAGTACGAGTTCGGTGAGGTAAAACGGGTCAAAGAGGAGCTTGTGCTTGAGTTGTCGGACCACAAGCCCGCTGGTTACACGGTTGACCTGTGGCATTTCGGGGTTGACCCGAACGCCGACTCGATCAAAAAGGCGCGCTACGTTTTCGAGGAGATGTGGCTGAGTCCGTATGATCTACAGACCCGCGCCGAGTTCGGCCCATACGACAAGAAAAACGTGAAAAAGATCCTCGGTCGCCAGGATTGGGACGTGAACGAGGGGTTGACCGAGCGACTCGAAGAGATCGACATCTCGCCGCAGCAGAAATCCCCGTACATCGAACGGGGCAAGATTCATTGTGTAGATTATTGGGGTTACATAACCCACGGGTGGGAGGGGGGCAAGCTCAAGCCCGGTGCTGTTTCACAGTTGGCCCACGTTGTCATGGCGGTTGGGTCGTCGGGCAGTGTGTCCGTATCAGCGGAGCCTGTTGTGCTCTTGGCCGAGCCGACCCCCTACACCCACAATGATCTGCCGTACATCGACGCCCGCATCAACGCCTGTGTGGGCGAGTTCTACGGCACGGGCGATATCGAGATGTGCGAGTCCCTGTACGTCGAGCAGCGGGACAACAGAAACGCCGCGATGGATAACCTCAACCGCTCGATCCACCACATGTGGAAAGTGCAGAGGGACGCGGTAATCGACGAGTCAGAGATGATGACCAAGCCCGGTGGCGTCATCCATGTCGATGAGATGGACAACCTCGAACCCATAAAAATGCCCTCGGTTGACCCGGCGCATTTCAAGACGCAGGACGACATCCGGCGCGACATCGAAATGGCGACAGGGGTCAACGATTTCGTCATGGGCCAGTACAGGAGTTCCACCGGCTTCAACGACACGGCCACGGGTATTTCCCTGATTCAGCAGACCGCGCTCAAGCGCCTCGGCCAAAAGGGTCAGGTGGTGCAGCGAAGCGTGAAGAACATCGCGTCACAGGTGTTCAAACTCGTGGCTCAGTATCAGCCGCAGGGGGTTTCGGTTCGCATCCTCGACAGGGAGTCAGCCGTTCGCTGGAGGTTCGTTGACATCTCGCCCGATGCGCTTCAGCAGGAGTATGATTTCTACATCGTCAACGCCCCGTCGCTCGGCTCGAAACCGATGAGGGTGCAGCAGCTCAACGAGCTTCTTGCCATCGTGGTTCAAACGGCCTCGATGGGCGGGATGCCGCCAGAAGTGGCGCGCCTCTACAAGCGCATCGTCGAGGAGATGGGTGTACCCAACCCGCAGGAACTCGCGGGATTCCCCGGATTCAACCAGCCGTTGCCGCAAGTCCCTGACACGGGCGAGGCGCAGGAACTCCTCACCGCAGACGAGGAGAACCGCATCATCGTTGACGAGGGACGCATGGTTCCCGCCAAGATGTTCGAGCCGCATCCGCAGCATATTTTCGTGCATCAAGAGGTCTATGACAATTTGCAGGAAAACGAAGCCCGCGCCCGGTTGGCAGAACACATCAAACAGCACCACGTCCTCATGGAGCAGGAGAAATCGATTCTCGCGGAGACGATGGGGGCGCAGTTGCAACTACAGGGCCAAGGGCAGCAGGCGCCAGCAGGCGGGCCGCAAAAGGGCGGCAAGTCGCCGACAGGCGCAGGCGGGCAAGAAACGCAGATACGAAACATGGGTAACATGATGGCAGGTAACGCATGAACAAGCCAGCAAGAACACACGTAGCACCGACAACCGGATCGGAAAAGATCAAGGATATGGGGTTCTCGTTTCTAAGAGACGTGCCCATGTCGGATCTTCGCATGATGGTGGGCGGCATCGATACCCTGCTCATCAAGTTCGTGGTTGCGCATTTTGAGAAACTGATCTCGGCGGCTGAAAAGGAAGCGCTTTTTAACGCCGACCTGAAGTACTGCGTCGGCATCGGCAGATTCAAGCTCGCGTATCAGTCGGGCGAGGCAGCGGGTACAAGGCGGTTCCCCAACATATTGAGGGCAATTCAAGATGAGTACAAACGACGCATTGATCGGGAATCTGCTGTCGAGCAGACCGGTGAATAGCAGCGATATTGATATGGATTTTCTCGCCAAGTTGCTGCTGAAAATGGCGCAGATCAACAGCGGGAGAATCGCCGGGGGTTACGATTTCCAGAGCAGACAACCGTTTACTACCACGGGCGGCCTGCAAATGAACTATGGAGATCCAATGACCCGTTTCATAGCAGGGTGCGGTAGAACTTAGGAGATTTACCATGACCGAACAAAATGCAGGGAACCCGGAAACCGGGCCTGCGCCAAACGAAGCGGGAACCCCTGGCGAGGGGGCCGCAAACGAGCAACGGGAACCTGAAAAGTTCGCGGGCAAGTCGAGAGAGGACGTGCTGAAAAGTTACGTCGAACTCGAAAAGATGCACGGAACCCAGGCCGAGACGCTCAAGCAGGCAGAGACTTTTATCCAACAGGTCAGCCCGTTTTTCAACGCAGACCCCGATTCAGGGCGGGTCGATTGGAACGACGAGATGGGCAAACGGTTGGCAGAAACGAGGGGCTGGATACAACCCCAGGAACCCCCCGAAGAGAAGCCCGATGAAAAAAAGGAAAAAGCGGTGAACAACCAGTTTATGCAGCAGTTCGAGGAAAATCCCGAACAGGCGATTCTTGAGGCTGCGAAAACGGCGGCAGCAGAAGCCGCGAGAGATGCGGTGATGCAGGGGATTACCCCCTTGCAGCAGCAGGTTAACTCACAGATGCACAATAATTGGATGCAGAACGTGAAGGCCCGCCACCCGGACTTCGACGAGTACCGCCCTAAAATCGGCCAACTTCTCAACAACCACAATTTTGCCGTCAACAACGAGGCTGATCTTGAAAATGCGTATATCGCCGCCAAGGCTCTTGACGGCGGTATGATCGACAAAAAGGATGCGGAGTCGCAGCAGATGGAGCTTCAAAAGGCGCTACAGGTGTACAACCCCGGCGTGTCAATTCGAAAGGATATAAATCCCGAAACAGCGACGACGGAGGAACTCATCGGCCTGAAGCACGCTGGTCAGAAAACGCATCACAGCGACAAGATCCAGGAGCTGTTCGGGAAAGGATACCTGCGTCAGAACTGATTTGGCGAAGCCCCTGCCCCGCGCTCCCAGTAACGGAGGACAATAGAAAATGACCAATTATATTACTGGTATGCGCGCCCTCGACACCGGAAGTGCGACCGCAGGCATCTTGGGTGCCGACACGGGGTGGCCGGGGCGCAGGGTAAGGGATGTAGCCGACAAGATATGGCTCCTTGACCCACAAAATGCCGCGCTTACCACGTTGCTGCGAAATCTTCGAAAGAAGTACGCAAAAGACGTGAAGTTCGAGTGGCATGAGGACGTGTTTCCAGCACAGAAAACCATTTCAACAACCAACGACGCATCATCCGCTGACCCAGAGATCGACGTGACAACTGCCGAGGGCAAGTTCGGTCGAATCGCTGACCTGTGGATGAACTCAAACACCGGCGAGGTGGTGTACATCATCAGCATAGCGACCGATGCGTGGACTGTGGTTCGTGGCGTTGGCGGGTCAACCCCTGCTGACATCGCAACGGGCGACATCTTCTTCTACATCGGCAACGCACAGCAGACCGGTGACACCGCAAGGGCGAAGCTGACCACACAGACCGTGGGCGTGTACAACTACTGCCAGATTTTCAAAGAGGGGTGGGAGATCACGAACACGGCGGCAACAACCGACCTCTACGGCGGGCCTGACCGGGTGTACCTCAGAGGCAAGCACGGTGATCTGCATAACCGCGACATCGAGCGCGCCTTTTGGTTCGGCGTCAGGGACGACCTTGACTCCGGCGATGCGTCAAACGTCACAACCATGAGTTACACAACTCGCGGGGTTTTCAACTGGATCGCAACCAACGAAGAGACAAACACCAGCGAATTAACCGAGGACGAGTTCAACCAGTATCTCGAATCGGCGTTTCGCTACGGCAACAAGCGCAAATTCATGTTCTGCTCGCCGCGAGCCTGTACCACGATTGATGGGTGGGGCCGTGACGCTGTAAGGGTTGTGCCCTCGGACACGACCTTTGGCATCGCTATATCCCGCTACAAGTCGAGTCACGGAGAATTGAACCTCGTTCGTAACGAGTTGTTCTATGACTTCGCGGACACGAACGGCATCATCGACTACAGCAAATGCTCGGTCATCCTCGATCTTGAGGATCTCTGGTTCAGATACAAGCGCAACACCAAGTTGGCGATGGGTATCCAGGAGAACGACCGGGACTCGGTGGAGGACGAGTACCTCACTGAGTGCGGTTTGCAGATGGTAAACGAGAAGCATCACACTGAAATTTACGATTGGTCACAGTCGTAATAATTTTACACACATAAGCGTTGGGGGCAAAAGCCCCCGCGCTTTTACAGGAGAAATCATGGCTGATTATGTATCCGCAAAAGGCGCGCTCGGAATCACGTTGAGTGCGCGGAAAAAAATCCTGGTGGGCACGGAAACCGTTACAACCCCCCGTGTCTATGTCAAGTTCAGGGACGGGAGGTATCACACCGACAACCCCGACATCATCGAACGGCTCGACGAGTTGATCGATAACGGGTGGCATCGTCGGCTTCAGAAGATGCCCGATAAAGCGGTGATGGAGCGCATCAAGGCGAGTACGAAAAAGGCGCACGAGGCGCAGGCCAAGGTGTTTGCCGAAGCGAACATCAGCAAAACAGACAAGGCAAAATACACGAAGTTCAACGAGTTCATGAAGTCACGAAAAACCCCCGGCCAGCCAAAGGTCGTACAGGGCATGAGGGACGTTGAGAAATGAGCAGCCCGCACTCGACACACACGATTGCGCGCACCGTGTTCGACTCGACCACCGACTCGATAAAGGTGCTTGTCAGCGGTGTCACGGATCTTGTCGTTGATGTTGATGCGTCTGCGGTATCTGGCGGGAGCTACGGCAACCAGAACGTGACCGACACGGCCACGCAGATCGTGGCGGCTGACACGACTCGCAAAAAGGGCGTGCTTGTACACAATGCGTCCGCGTCGGTTATCGCTTTTATCGGGCTTGACAACTCGGTGACGACAACCAACGGCATGAAAATGGGCAGAGGCGTGTCGCTGTTCATGGAGACGACCGGCGCGGTGTTTGGCATCACGACATCGGGTTCGGCTGACATCAGGTACATAGCGATTTGAGGAGATGAAGATGAGTGACATGATCAGGCACTACTTCGAGTTGGCGGGTGGGGTGCCAAAATCGATATACTCGAATGCGGCGTTTACCGCGACATCGTACACCGCGCTTATAACCCCGTCGTCAGGCGGGCGCATCGTGATTTTTGATATTGTGATCGCGGTGAGTGCGGTCGGAGCCGCGCCCAAGCTACGGTTTTCAAGCCCGAACAAACTTTTGATACCAGGGGCGATTTCGGTGACCACGGCAAACCCGTATACCGTTGCTTATACGCTTCCCCCTGTCGGTGATGTTGACGCAACGGTTGATCTTTTGGTTGCGAGCGACGCTTGCGCTATTTCTATTGGATATCTTGAAATCTGATGGGCGGAATAGAACATCGAAAAACGGTATACGACCACAACGCGGATCTTGAAACGCTTCAGGGCGGGACGAGCGGCGAGAAGTACCACCTCACCGAGACGCAGGAGTCCGAATTGACGGGCGCGGCTGATACCGCGCTGCATTATCACGACTCCGACCGCGCCCGTGCGAACCACACGGGCACGCAAGCCCCATCGACGCTCACGTCGTATCCGTACTTGGCCTACGACAACACGGGCAATACCACGATAACAGGCGCGACCACGGTAATCACCCTGCAAACCGAGGCGATAAGCGACGCGAACTACGGGTTGTCGGGTTATGTGGTGACTATTACGGCGGCAGGAATTTACCAAGTCTCATACGGGGTCACGTATGACATCACGGATTTGTCGGGCGGCGCAACGGGTACGGCAGACGCATGGATTCAAATCTACACCGCGCCGTCATGGGGTCCATACACCCCGTCTCTTTGCCGTGACCACCACAACGAGAGGTCGGGCGGCGGCGGCGTTTCAGGGACCACGCTCATCAGCATCTCGGCAAGCGACCAACTGCGGCTTGTTGCCAAGATGTCGCAGGGCACAACCACCATCGACACCAAGGCCAACTGCTCATGGATGTCGCTTTTAAGGGTTGGATAAATGGCTGTTAACGCACGAACCATTGAAGAGGCGCGGGACCACATCCTGAAAAGGGTCAACGCCGAGGGTGTGTCAAAATGGGAAACCATTGTCCTGCAACTGCTCAACGACGCGGTGGTATTCATCTCGAACACGCACGATTGGCGGTTCTTGCAAAAGTACGACACCCTGACCATGCCGGATGCGACCGGGGTCGTGACGCTTCCCGCCGAGTGCGACCGCATCATGGCGGTTCACACTTCGGGCGAGGATGAGCTTTTGACCGAGCTTCAGCCGCAGGACTTCGAGTCGCACAAAGAGGCGGAAGTCGTCAGCAAGCCGAGTTACTTCTGCGTGTACGATTCGGTGCAGGCGTCCACCTCGGTTGCCCCGTGTCTGAAAATCGAAATCTACACCGCCCCGTCGTCGGGTACGGTGTTCCAACTCTGGTACAAGCGGTACATCGACGAGTTCGATTCAGGGACGATTAACATCGTGCCGAATATGCCGCCGCGCATATGGGATCTCGTCGTACGCCACGCCCGCATGGAGACGCTGAAGATGAACGCGGTCGAGCCGAGCGAGATAAATATCGAGGCGATGCAGTTTGGCGCGTTGCTTGACCAGTACAAGAAAAGCGAGAAGTACGGGGCTGCGAAGCACGCCTCGATGAAGATGAGCGGGTCAATTGCCACGCACTACGCCAGGAGATTCAAATGACCGAGAAATGGGTGAACATGATCGGGTGGATGGGCGACGACTACACCACCGATCCGTACATCCTCGGCAAGAACCAGGAAGCCCCGAAGTCGCAGATTTCGTACAACTTCAGGGCGAAGAACGGGATTCGGGTGGCTCGCAAAGGGTACGAACCCGTGCTTGATCTCACAACAGACGAGACGGGCGAAACGGCGACAGGCCGGTTCAGAAAATCAGGCGCACATTTTCCCTACGGCGCAAAAGCGATTTTGCCGCTGACGACCACCGACTACATCGACTCGTTCTACCTCGCGTCCGACGTGTCCACATGGCAAAAAGAGTTCACCATCGAGGTGTGGGTGCGGACACCGTACCTCGTGGGCGAGCGGTTCATAATGAATATCCCCGTCGAGTACGACACATCCGCGATCACGAGGCATATGTCGCTTTCGCTTGCGGCGTTTAGTCCGTGGACAAAGGGCGGGAGCTTGCGCCCGATCTTGCGCCTTTGCGTCGAAGAGGAGGCGGCCCCCGGCACACTGCATCAGGTGGAGATAAAAGGCGAGGGCGACACGTTTATAAAAGCCGACGGGGAATGGCACCACATCGCCTTGACACGCGCCGACGGAAGCGACGAGATCAAGATGTATTTCGATGCTGACTACAAGGGGTTGCTTGACGCGACACCCGGCACCTATGACGGGGAGCCGTTTCCCAAGGATTCCTCGTTCAAGGAGGACGCGACAAACCCGCTTTATCACAACCATTTGGAAATCGGCGATTGGGATCTTGACATCGCGGAACTTCGCATCTGGAAAACAGAACGGACGTACTCGGAAATCGAGGACAACTATAACATCGAACTCGTGGCAACCGACGAAGATGATCTTGTGACCTACGTCCCATTCAACGAGGGCACGGGCAAGCACTTCAGCGACAGCAAGGGGCGTGCTCGCGGGTACTTCACGCCACAGGAGCCGTATGTCAACGGCTCAAACGAGCTTGTGTTCACGGGCCACAACTGCATGGCGTACCCGTCGCTTCGGGCGAAGTGGCAGGCATCGACAGGCGCGGGCGATGGGTCGAAGATGCCTGTTGGCACGACTTATCACAAGGACAACTGCGAGGATGCCGCATACGATGGGGGCATCCTGTGGGACACTAAACTCAAGCTCGATTCAGCGTTTGACTACGACCTCGCGGGTATCTGGTCGGGAACCGCGCAGATCCGCCTCCGCCTGCGCCAACTCAAGGAGGGGGTGATATGCGGTCGGCTTGGGATGTGTTTCGATACGACCGACGATGCGTACCGCTTGTTTCTCGTTGACGAGGAGAACTCAAAGGTCTACATGAGCGACGCGGTTGTTGATGAGACATGGGTTGGTGCCGAGAAAACGATAACAGTTATCTACATGGGTCAGGACACCCTTGACGACGACGAAATCTGTAAATTCTATGAGGACGACACCGAGATCACCGACTCGACTCCGACATCGAACGAGTGGATATGGGCGAACGGGGATGAAATCCTGACGAACAGCCTCCCGCACGTTGATCTTGATTGGGCGACCGACGAGGAAAAGGATATGCCCGGCGCGATTGGAGGAAGCACATCAGAGACGAACATGTGCATCGCGTTCGACCTGATCTTTTTCAGGCAGTGGTGGGACGACTACCCAATCGGCGACCAATCGGACGAAACGGATTTCATCGCAGACACGTTCGAAACAGCGGCGCTGCCGGACACATGCCGCTACTTCCTCAAGGGGATCTCCGGCTATTTCAACGACGGGCAGAACTACATAACCTGTGACACCAACGACCACATCGACGCCATCACCAATGTGGTTTCGCTGAAGTACATGAGAATCCCGATCCACTACGCATCGGACGACTACGAGATGCCGACCACTGGCGAGTCGTACCTGTTCATCACGATTTCCACAAAGGAGCGGCTGTTCAAGCAGGACGTTTTGATTCGCCGTATCCACAGTTGGTTAAATGATCCACCCGCCTCCGGCGATTTTCAGATACTCAAAAGCAGCATCAACTACGAAACGTCGGATGTGTTCAGCGGCAAGAGGTACTTTGACAACGCCCTGATCTCGAATCTCGTCAACGAGTACAACGCCGACACGTTCAAGAAGAACCAGGTCGAGCGACCCGTGTTCGACGAGACAGAGGGCGACATGCTCGACACGGTTGCCATGCGGATATACAACACAATAACCGATGACTCCCCATTGCAGGGCATCGAAAAGGCGGGGAGCGCGCAGTACAAGAGCCGCTACCTGCAACTCGGAACCGAGGCGCGAACCAACTGCATCCACAAGATGCGGTCGCTGAAACCAAGGTGGTGCGACGGGCCGATTTCCCCGACGACAATTCCCGGCGTGCGTGCCATTTTCAGGTACAAGTCAGAGGACGAAAAGGTTGACAAACTCATCGCAATCGCATGGAACTCCATGTGGGAAATCGACGCCGACGCTGGCACGATGACCCCCATTGAAAAGGGGTGGATCGACCGCAACTCCGATCTGCCAGTGAACATGCTCATCGCCAATAACAGGCTTATCGTCATGGACACGCAAGCGGCGGTGAAGATGAACTACAAGGGCGACATGTCTCGTCTTGGTGTCGAGCGGCCAACAGATGTCCAAATCGTTGAAACCGACACTGGCGCGAACTTCGCCGCTGACGAGGAGTACGGGTACGTCGCTCAGTTCTACGATTCCGTGAACGGGGCGTATTCCGGCACCCTGCCTGTGTATTCCGACGAGGGTCAGTCGGCCAAGGTGGTCGTCAACACCGATATAATCGATGTAAAAGTCCGTGCCTGCAAGGACGCAAATGTTGACCGGATGCTCGTGTACCGCACCGATGACATGGGCACCAACGGGTCAGGCACCGAAACGGATTTGTACCTCATCAAGCACGGCGGGGTCACGAAACAACTCGACGACTACAACTATTTCGGCGACCCGTGGGATGACGTGACAGGACAAAATTACTTGTCGTCTCAGTACTACGGGCAGGATCTTGTCCCGCCCAACTGCAAGGCGATGTGTGTCGCGCTGAACCGGTTGTTTCTCCTGAACACGGCGGATGCGAAATCGACTCTTTACTGGTCGCTTGTGGACTCGCTCGGCTTCCCCGCTCCCGACATGGTGCAGCAAACCGACTCCATGATCATCGAGGAGGGGGGCACCACGGTCGGCACGGCCATTGTCGAGTTCGCAGGACACATCCTGTTGTTCAAGGACAACTCGGTGTTTCGGGTGTACGAGGACAAGCCAGGGTCGTTTGCCAACAGCTTCATCTACAAGGGTGCGGGTGCGCTGAACCAGAGGTGCGTGGTCGTGGCAAAAGGCGTGTGCTTCTTCCTCGATAAAAACGGGTTGTACGTCTACCAGAGCGGTGAGCCGGTGCTTGCGTCCGACGCGATGACCGACTACTTCAGGGACGAGTTGGATTTCAGCGACACAACTACTCCGTTCATCCTGCACGACAAGAAAAACGACACCCTGATGATCTTCGCCCCATCAACCGACTCGCTCTACTGCGACAGGTGCATACTCCACGACCTGAAAACGAAAACGTACACCGTTGACATGATTCCCGACGTGACGTGCGGGTACATCGACGACGAGGACATTTACCTCGGCACGCCATACGGCCAGATTCTCAAGTATTCGGACTCCGTGTATGCCGATGGTGTTGACACGGTGCAAAATGGTATCGGCGATGTGACAGGGCTTGTGCTAACAGACTCCGGCCTGTTCGCCGCTGACTACTCGTTGGTGTCTGTTCCTGTGTTCCTTGAGGACACGACCAACTCGCGGATATGGCGGGGCATCATAACAGAACACACGGTAAACTCGGTTGAGGTTGACGCATGGGAGCCGCTGTTCAACACAACAGACACATCCCCGTCGTCTGCCACGATGCCGTATAAAATTGGGCACCTTTATCTCTACGACAAAACCCCTCTCTATTCGTTTTATAACGATCACCTTAATAAAACACTGGTAGAGGTAGAGGTGCTCGCTAATCGCATGTCTGCCGCAGAACTCATGCACCTCTTGGTCAAGATCAACCAGGGTGCGGCGGAGTTTGTGGAGACGGGCAACATCTCAGAGGATCGGTTGTCGATTCGGATACTAAAAGCCCTGCACAAATCGTTTACAGTCGAGTATGCGGCGGTTGTTGACAGGCAACTCGATGTCAAGGGTTACACCTATTTGGGCGAGTGGACGCGAGGGAGGCTCGGACAATGAGCAAGCACTTTGACTCCGACATCAAGCCCGACAAGATCAAGCAGGGGTCGCACACCGTTGCGGTGTCAAAATCCCTGAGCACAGGCATCGTGCCCCTGACAAAAGCCGAGGCGTTGTACAAGCAGGAGGTCGATGACCACATCGAACAGACAAAAAGCGGGGTGCCTGATTTCGACACAGGCTACATGTACGTTGAACACAGCAGCACATACACGATTAACCACAAGCTCGGCCAGGTGCCAACAAGATGCGCCTGTTACTTCTGTGAGGCACAGGAGCCGGAGGACGGCAATGACGTGGTGTATATGACGTTTCCTGTGGTCGCCGACTACGGCGGCAACGTGACGGGGTTCTGGTTGAAGTCGGACGACTACAAGAACAAATTGACGGTAGATGCTTCAAATAGCACGCGGGTTTTCCCCGGCAAGACCACCGGGTACATCCGCGTTCAGTTGTGGAGGTAAGACGATGGGTGCATATTCAGGGAAAAACTACTACGACACCATGTACACCGGGAAATACTTCGGTGGCGGGAACACCAAAAAGGCGTATGGGACATACAAGAACCCCTACGCTTCTATTGAGGGTGATTCGCTGATGGGT